CAGGTTAGTTGCGCCGCCTGTGCCGCGATAGTAGCTGTTGTTTAATGTGTCAACGATTGTGCGTGCTGTGCCTTCCTTATCAAACGCCCCAGTCACGGTTAGGTTGATTGTTGTACCTGCGCGGTCTTTTTCCTCGCCCATACGGAAACGCCCAGCATCAAATGAACCAGCAACGACGTTTGTTGATGCTGCTGCTGCGGTTGCTGCCACCCGTGAAGCGGTGCTGACACCGCCTGTGCTTGGTACGACGATTGTTGGGGTTGTTGTGCCAGCACCACCAGTACGAGCTGTACCACCACTAACAAATGGTTGTCCATTTGGCATTGTTCCTGAGAAACCACCAACACCCGATACACCCAAACCGCTCGTATCAACGTCGGTGCTTCCGATCAGTCTGCTTGCACCTGCTAAAACACCAGCGGCAATTGCTACCGCCGCTACACCAGCCAACGGATTAAGTGCAAAATACGCTGCAACACCAGCAATGATCGCTGAAGCTTTTAATGCGTTGTACGCTGTAATAACTGTTTTAATTAACGCAATTGTGCCCATAACGGCAGCACTAATTTTTGAGACAACAAACAACCCAGCCAGCACACCGCCTACAATTAGCAATTCGTCTTTAAGTGAAATGACGGTTTTAATAACTTTTCTAACTTGCTCGCCAAACTTAAACGCGCCAGCTGTACCGTCCTCGGTTGCCGCTGTCAAACTGCCTTTGCCTGTAAGCGCGTTAATAAATGTTTCCAAATTAGGAACGGCGGTTTCTAAAACATAATTCATAAGTTGTTCAACGGCTGGAAGTAATGCAGCACCAATTGACTCTTTTGCTTCGTCCGTGGCAATGCGTATACGCTCAAACTTAACCGCTGCCGTCTCAGCTGCACCTTCTGCAAATCTGCCGTAAGTAGTCTCTAGTGACGTGATGATCGCTTCATTGTCTTTTGACTTCAAGAGGTTTGCATCAAGTCCAAGACCCAAACGTGCCAATGCCAATGTGTTGCCGTCGTAGGCTCGACCTAATGCGTTGGAAATTGCCTCGACTGGCTTGCCTGTTGCAACACTCAGGTCAAGTGCAAGGTTGAGCAAACGCTGTGCTTCGTCTACGTCCTTTGTAGATCGGACAAGACGAGACAATGCTGGACGCAGCTCATCATCTGCGACACCGACTGCAATTGAGGTTTTTGTTATGTAATCCTCAACGCCTTTAACTTGGGCAGCTGTTGCGTTTGTCGTAGCTCTAATTGTCTCAGCTAGTTTTTCCTGCGCAGCTTGATCTTGGGCAGCTGCTTTGACCGCGTCACCTGCAAATGCCAGTGCCGCAGCACCAGCAACTGCAAATGCGACGGCAGCCTTTTTGCCAAATTCTGTGGCTTTGTCGCCAAAACTTTGCGTGCTTGTTTCGGCTTTTTTTAAGCCGTCAACTAAATCCTTTGTTTCGGCAAGTATGGATAATTTGAGGGTACGACTTAACCCAGCCATTAGTCGTATTTCCTAATAATCTTGCTAAATGCTTCTTCCCATTTTCTAACAATGTCAGGTTGCACTGATCTAAGCGTTGGGTAAATAAACCAGCCGCGTGACCCTCGACCCTCACGACCTGACCACACTGGAAACTGCTTGTAACGGTTTGACCCAAACTCATACCCTGCCCAAACTTGCTGGGTCGTGCCGCCACCGCTTAACTTCTGACGCGCAAAGCCGTAACTAATTTCACCTATTTTTGACGATTTCTTAACCGTTGCGCCGTCAGCAATAATTTTTGATGCTCGGTTGTTGCGCTGACCCGCTGTCATGCTTACGCGTTGTTTGACAAAATCTGCAAGCTCTGACGATACCTCTTTGGCTTGATCTAATGCCTCAGCGTCCATTGCCTTGAAAGATCGGATAATGGAACGCAGCTCGGCTCTGTCGTAGGCGATTGCATCATTTGCCATTTGCTTTCCTTTCCAAAATTTCAATAACCGTGAGTATGTCCTCAGCTTCAACAAAAACGTCTGGGTGTAACCCTGTTGCCAGAGCTACTTCCCAAACTATTCTGCTAAGGCTTCCGACTGGGTAACTTTTGGGTTTGCCTCACCGACAACCACATCTGCAATAGTCTCCGTCCAAACCTCTAGCGGCTTGATTGGCTTGCCTGCTGCTTCGCGTTTCATTGCGTGGTATGCAAGAAAGATTAGATCACTTAGACCCATTTTTTCCTGCGCCTGCCCAATTGTGTTGCCTGTCTGCTTTTCCCATTTAACCCACTCAGCCGGCGCAGCTGTAAAAGTAGCCTGCGTGCCGTCGTTGTATTCAATTGTGATTGGTAGCTTCATTGTGTCTCCCGATTGTTAGTTTTTAGCTGAAGGTTTCGGTTGGTGTCCCAACCACTACAAATGATAGATCGACTGTCTGTGCATCTGGTGCTGCACCGCCGACGTTTGGAAATACTGGCATGACGTTAAAGGCAAAGACTGCACCTGTCACTGCTGTCATTGACACTGCCAATGTTGTGTTTGGTGCTGTTTCGCAAGCTGTCCACAATGCCTCACAAAGTGAACCTGTTGCGCCCCAGTCAGCAAGCATTGAAATGTCAAAAGTCCACTGATCGTCAATGTGCTTGTAAGCCTTGCCGTCTAGTGTTTGGTATGTCTCGACGGTTGAGTCCACCGCGAGTGTTGCGCTGGTCGCCTGCGCGTCGTAATTAACGGTTGCAATGGTCACGACTAAATCGCGACCAGTTATGATTGTCGTTGGCATTTTGTCCCCTATGTTGTTTGTGTGTAGTACGTTGAAACGTTTATGTCAGCCACCAGCATTGGACTTTGTCCTACTTCCAACACTGTTGGCTTTTCAATGACGCCAACAACGTATCCTGCTGGCATTGCAGCAAGAATACCGATTATGAGCTTTTCCAGATTGTCCAGTGAGCCTGCATTGCTGTTGCTGGCGACAATGGCGGTAATTGCAAAGTTAATTTTGACCTGAGTTTTTGCCTTGCCTATAAGCACAACTTCCATGTATGGACTGTCAGGTACAACAACAATGGCAGGCGGTATTGGTGCTTCTGGCACGCTCGGATACACGTTGGCAGCTAGTCCACTGAAGGCTGTGGCTAAAGCTGATCGTGTTTCGGCGATTGAGTTTGCTGGCATTTATTGAACCACTGTCTCAGCGTCCAAGTAAGGCATAAGTAAAGTGCTGACGCGATTAGTCAAGCTGCGACCCATGCGGTATGGAGAGCTTGCAAAGTCCACGCCCTCGATCTGACCACCAGCTGCAACGCGTGATTGAAACACCTCAACGCTAACAGCCAAGATTGCTGACTCAATTGCTGGTGTGCTGGCGTATAACTGCGCAGCTGAGTAACCAGACAATGTGGCTTTTCCGTTTGGCACGATTGGGCGCAATGAAACGTCTGCGTTTGTAAGTGCTGCCGTAAAGTAATAAGGCGCGCCGTCAATGACCGTAAAGGTTGCGCTAAATGGTGCAGGCAAACCTGTGACGATAATTGATTGACCTGTTACAAAATAATGCTCACGCACTGTAAAAAATGTTGCTACGTTGTTTTCTAGCTTGTAAGACTCAACGCCTGAGACGTTGGCGACCAGCATGGGCAAAATAACGTCCTCGCTGGTGTTGATAATTTCGTCCAAATAACTGTCACTGTAAAGTGAAACGGACACGCCAAGCACCGTGCGCAACTGGCTAGCTGTGACAATGGCTGGCATGTCCGTTTCCTTTCGACTGCTGCGGCGAGATCGGGAGAACCCGCCGCATGATTAGTTAATGGCTAGTTATCAGGTCTTGTTGATACCAAACGCGCCTGCACCGATCTTGGTTGCAATTGCGCCGTATCCGTAGACTGAAACCGCGATCTGACCTGTTGCGATTACATCTGCACGCAAGCGGTATGTTGGTGACTCATACCATGTGTATGAGCTTGGGTTGACGATCAAGATTGAGTCGTCCTTGTCTGTGTCATTTGCTGACGCGACATTTGCTGTGACGTATAGATCAAGACCCGCAACGTTTCCACGGATTGAGTCTGGACGTACAACACCACCAGCATTGCTTGGCTGTGCTGCATTGTAAATTGGACGACCTGAGTCGTTAAGTGTCATGAGGTTTGCCCACTGTGATGTGTTAGCGATCA